ACAGACACTGTAGACACCACTGGGTAAGCCGTACCACTTGAGGGGGCAGAGCCTTGAGCCACAGCGCCATTGGTGTAGATTGACACAGTCGCGTTAGCCGCAGATGCTGTAGTGTTAGCCACTACGATCTGGTTGATCTTGTAGACCAGACCAGAAGCCGCAGCGTTAGGCAGCAAAACAACTGCTGTTGTGCCAGAGGGAGTGTAGTAAGTCGTAGTGCCGTAAATGGCCGTTACGTTAACTATGTTTGGATTTGCCATTTAAAGCTCCTTAGAAACCAAAGATCATTGAAAGTGAAATAGACTTGCCAGCAGTGATTCCGGCAGAAGGTAGTGGTGATGACACCCAAGCAGTGCCGGTTGAAGTCAGCACATTACCAGCAGTACTTGGATCAGACAAACCTGTACCACCATTGGCCGCCGGCAAAACGCCAGTAATGCTAGACGCTGACGTTACATTGCTGGCAATCTTAATGTAGTCCGTGCCGTTATAGTAAACAACACACTTCTCACCAACAGCAACAGACACACCAGTCTGGCCGGATGCTTTAAAAGTAACTGAGCCGCCTGTAGCCGCATTATCAATTACATAAGTCTTGCTGTAGCTTGGGCCGGTAATGATTTTGGTCGTTGTTAATGTGCCCGTAATTCGTACAATCGCATATTGAGCTGTTGTGCTGGTAATGTTTGTACCAGATGCGGTTCCGGTCGTATTGGCCAGGGTAACTGCACCATCACCAGACAACGTCAGCGTACCGGCCACTGCAATATCAACATAATCGGTAATGCCGTAGTTAACGACATCGCCCCATGTTCCATCCAATTCACCATCAACTGGAAGAGCCAGTCCAAGAAGTGTTGTTGCTCCTGTTGTCATATTAGTTCCTTAGATGGCCAAGATGCGCATAGCCTGCGCATATGATTTTGATGCGGCAGTGGATGTTTGCCAAGTCGGCGCCACACCAGTGCCATTTGATACCAACACCTGACCAGATGTTCCGGCATTGTTTGTTGAATTAACACTGTATCCAGCTGGGTACGTTACAAACACATCCTTTGTTCCGGCACTAAAGTTAACCAAAGAGCCAGAATTGCTCGAAGCTAAAACAGTTGTGCGCGCTAGTGTTGTGCCAGAAGATGTATAAGTACCAACCCCCACTTCCCATTCACTGCTTGTCTGGCCGGCAATTGTGTAATACGTTGTGTTTCCGTTACCAATAGCGGCAAAAGATTGATAGCCCGTAGAAGCACCAAGCAAAGTCACTGTTCCAGTACCAGTAGTGGTAGTGGTTTCTTTTACACGATCTGCTAGTACAAGAGCCATAATTTATCCTTTTCAGACTGTGTCAACAACGACCCAACCTGGCGTTTGCTCATCATTAATCAATGTCCAGCCGGATGATTCAGTATTGTCGATATTTTGCCAGTTTGCGTTCTCATTGTCATCAATTAAAGACCAGAAAATTGCACCAACATTACCAACTTCACCATTTGCAGTAACACTGGTAAGTGACATTAGGTATTGGCTGGCTACATTTCCAACTCTACCTGTTGCAGAAACTCCCGTCAAAGCTCGCGTATAAACAGCCGCACCTGTAACCGTACCAACCGCACCAGCAGCAGAAACCCCTGTCAATGCAACAGTAACAGACGCACCAACAGAACCAACTGAGCCCGTAGCTACAACACCCGCACTTGTTTCAGCTTCAACTGGAGTAACCGTACCGACTGCGCCAGAAGCCGCAACACCAGTTAAAGCGGTAGTTCTGGCATAAACAACAGTTCCTACTGCCCCAGAAGCCGCGTCACCTGTCAACGCTTGGGTTGTTGAATAACTGACAGAACCAATTGCACCTGAAGCCGATACACCAGTCAGCGCAATAGTTTTTACTGGTACAACCGTGCCTGCATTTCCACTGGCAGATACCCCAGACAATGGATACAAATGAGGGCCGGTAGTTACAGAACCAACTGATCCTGTGGCACTAACGCCGGTTATGGCTTTAGACGTATTGGCCGTAATATTACCAGCGTTCCCCGCCGCAGATACCCCAGTCAGCGCAATAAATCGTTCTGCAACTGTTACCGATCCAGCCGATCCAGTGGCTTGCACCCCCGATGGGAATGCTGGGACAGAAAAATCTACAGTACCAACAGAGCCAGCGGCTGATACGCCTGTAAGTGCTACGGTGCGTGATGAGCCAACTGAACCAACTGAAGCATCAGAGTGAACTTCTGTAATGGTTGTTCCGGGGCCAACACCAACTCCGCCAATATCACCAGAAGCCACAACCCCACTAAGAGTTATTGATTGACTTCTAGTTATTGTTCCAGCAAAACCCGCCGCAGAAACGCCACTTAAGGCAACGGATACACCGCCATAAGAAACAGATCCAACAGATCCTGCGGCAGATACACCTGAAAGTGCTACTGTACTGCTGGGAGATACAGAACCTACAGACCCCGAGGCCGCAACACCAGAGATTGAGGTGGTATTGCTTGGAGCAACCGTACCAACTTGGCCGGCAGCAAAAACACCCGAAAGGGCAAGACTACGCTCCGCTACTGTGACTGTGCCAACTGAGCCTGTGGCCGATACACCAGATGTTGCAAGTTGAGGGTTAGCCGTGGCTGTGCCAACCGACCCCGATGAGGATACGCCGGTAAGGGCGACAACTACCGTCTGCCCCGCAAGCGAGGAGAACGGAGCGCCTGCAAACGGGGCTATACCGAACATAGTTCAAACGGCGAGTTGCCCCGCCGCCTATATTAGGTTGTTGCCAAACGGATAAGCGCAGTGCTTGTCGTATTTGAAGGCATCGTCAATGTAAACGTGCCAGCAGTCACAGTCTGTGAACCAAATGTGTGAACACTGATTGACTTGTTACTCTGTGTTGAGTTGTACAACAACACGCAGTCAAAGGCTGTAGTCAAAGTCACAGCTGTATAGGTAATACTGGCCGAAGGAGTCCAGTAAGCAACGCCCGCTGTAGAAGACGAGTTTGTTGATGTTGGAGCAGTAGCATTAGTTACCGCGACACCGCCAGCCGTATAGCCTGCACCTGTGACTTCACCAGTAGCAGTGTACGCAGTAGTACCAGCGTTGATGGTTGCAGATGCCAAATACAAAGCAGCCTTAACTGTGTCTGTAGTTGGAGCAGTCAAGCTACCGCGAGAAACCAAAGTAACAGAACCAAGCTGTTGGCCGCCGACCAACAGATCGCCCATGAACGAAGTGGTCATTGATTGGGTATTAGCCATGATATTTCCTTATGCAAAAGATGCTGCTTCGGCAAACAGCGCGGGTGAAGTTTTTAGGCTAACATGAACAGAGCGGTGAACAAGTTCGCCCTCATGCCAATATTCAACCCAAGTGGTGTACTCAATGTCATTATCCAATGAACCCTCGCGCTTTTCAAGCAGAGATTCATCCATGTCGCCTTTAGTTGTAGTCACAATAGCCATGTGTGCTCCTTAGTTAGAACTGCGAATCAATGCGGCCGAGGCGTTGTTAGCCGGCATTGTGATTGTAAAAGTAGTTGTAGAAGTTTTGTCAGAACCAAAATCCAAAACAGCCACAGACTTATTACCCTGAGTTACGTTGTAAATCAAAGCACACCTGGCTGTTAATGCCGCCGTCCAAGACACATTTGGAAAACCAACATATGCTGTATAGCCAGATGAATTAACAGTAATAGGTGTTAACACTTGGCCACCAACTGTGTAACCAGTAGCCACCACTTCATTTACAGAAGAATAAACAGTCGTTGCCGCATTCAAGTCTGCAGCAGCTGTGTACAGAGCAATCTTAATAACATCAGTCGTAAGATCATGGATGCCCTGATACAGCTCGGCCTTGAAGCTGGTAGTTTGGGTTTGAACAATGCTACTCATGAGACTGCAACCCTTACCTGACCATCGCGATAAGCATCCATACGCTGCTTGCCATCACCCAAGTTCTTGAGAAGTGCAATAGCCTGAACATAGCGGTCTTGCGCTGTTTTGTAAGCATCAGCCTCTGATTTCATGTAAACCAGCGCTTCACAGATGGTGCCGTACAAAAGCGTGGAATCAAAGTTATCACCCAGCCAAGTGGTGTTGGCCGTAACAATAGACTCTGGATAATAGTAAAAATGCAATTCAGCGCGATAGTTTGTGCTTGGCGTTGGGCCAACAATAAACGTCAACTCATTCACATTAGAAGAGTTTGGGCCAAAGATTGCATAGTGTTTTGGCTCTGCTGCATACGCCGACAATGGATAAGCTTCACGAATGAAGTTAACGTCCTTGTTTAGCAAATACAAATAATCACCCTGGAACGTAACAGTGCCAGAAACAGAGCCAGTATTTAACTCTGTTAAATATATGGTTGTTCCGCTAATGCTTCGAACAGTTGCATTTGTAGCAATGCCAGTCCCAGTTACTTGCTGGCCAACTGCAATACCACTATTACTGGCCACAACAATAGTGCGCTGACCAGATGTGCCAGTCGCTGTTGTTGTGTTGTACGGGTATATAGCAAGGCTATATGTCGAAAGGAAATCATCGGGAGCCGACAAGTACTTATTGCCGGTTTGCAGAGTGCCAGTCATATTCTTTCGCAAGTTGGCAATCTGCACCGTGTTATAGATGCGTTGCTCCGCCTGCTTAATGAACACATTCATATCAGCAGTTGGGAAAGAGTTCTCGCAGTAATCAGATACTGCGGTGACTAGCTGGGTGTAATTCATGCCATTGGGCCTCGAGCCATTACGCCTTTAGTAGCTGCACCAGTGCCGCGAATCTTAATTCCGGATGTCTTGGGCTCACCACCGTTTGTTTTGTCAATGTTACCAATACTCATGTCAACAGTGTCAGCACGGCTCATGTTTTTACCAGAGCTTGCAGTTGGAGTAACGGTTTTTCCAGACATATTGTGTGGCTTGGCATAGAACTTGGCATTACCAACTTCTTTACCCATCATTTTTTTGCTGTATGTAGCCATGATTAGCCTCGCTTTTGATAGTTTGCACGGGCCATGTTGCGGCCTACCTTACGCATTTCCATGCCGGTAACGCCTGCACCTTTTTTGCCGCCTTCTTGCAATTTAGCCTTGGGGCCGCTATCGCCTAAATTTTTGCCTTCGGTCTTGCCTTTTTTAGCGATGCCGTCTGCTGATCGTGTATATGCCATGTTTAGCTCCTATGAAACTGTTATCGTAACTGTACCAACAAATGTCGTTCCAACCAAGTAGTTGGGCGTGAGATATGCATCATATTCACTTGAACCACCAACTGGATACCAACCCCACTGAATGTCTCGAGAACCACCCGTTAAATTGCCGGCAACATTCAAGCCGGCAGTCACATACGTTGTATCTGGCCGTGGCTGATACAAGGCCTGCGGATCATTAACAGGATACATTCCCAACTGCAACTGCGGCTGATCTGGATCCCAGCAAGCCTCACAAACTTTGAGCTGATACAGCTTAGTCTTAATCACCTCAATTTTGAGTTGCTTAAGTTTATATTGCTGGCCACACCGATCACATTCGGCAATCGCCCATTTGCCTGATGCGTATGGCGTTGGCATTAGATTGCTCCACCGCCTATAAAGCTCTGACGAGGCACCAATCTCAATGTAGCCTTTTCGTGATCCTCACCGGCCGCTAATTTGTATTGCTCTTCATACACCGCCTTGAGCATATCCAGACGGCCTTGCAACTCTGGTACTTTCATAGCAATATAGTAGGCCAAGCCGGCTGTTACAGCAGGCAGGAAGCGAAAATTCATGTCTTGTGTGTTGATACCAGTGCCGGCGTCTTGAATGCGGCGTAGGCGGTAATACACAAACTGATACTGCTGTGAGCCATCTGGCGTTGGCCAAACAGTTACGGCGGGCAGCTGGGGCACGTAAATGGCATCGCCATCTGCATGAGCTGCAGCCGTTGTATTATTCTGGCCACGGAAAACTCCGCCAAGCACATTACCACTGATATATGTGTAGTAAATGTCTTCCGTACCAATACGAATGAATCCTGAGCCAGCTAACCCATCCACCGAGTTAAGCGTGATCGAGGTGGCGGTGGAGGTAAGCGCACCAACCAAGATCGAATTTGTAGGATTTGTTTCACCTGAAAGACGCTGGATCCAAACTTGGATAGGGCGCCCTTGAGTAAGCTTATTTGGAATGGTTGCATATGTGGATACGCTGATTCGTGTAATGCTTAAATCGGCTTGATTAGATGAGCTATTGGCCTGAGTTCGAATTACATGATCTAGTAGGTCAATCGTATCTGTTGGCAATGCGTATGTGTTAAGTCCTTGAGTCAGGGTAATTGTCCCAGTCTCAATCGTCCACATATTTAAGCCGCGATTAGCCCATTCAATGGTCATCAGGTTAAGAGAACGGCGAGCTGTGCGTAGGTCGTAACCTGTACGCATCTCACGGCCAGCTCTCTCCCACGCCTCTTCAGCAAGCTCGGTGAACTCAAGATTAAAGGCTGTGGATCCTGATGTGCTCATTTCATGCCCTTGAGGGTTTCAGCCAAACGAGCGCGTTGACCCAATTTGCCAGGCTTCTTAGCGGCGGCCGCCAGCTTCTTGGCTGGAATAGTCTTGCCAGCCTTAACGCCCAGCTCTGCGCGCAAAGCACCAGGTTTTTTAATCGCTTTTTGAATCCATTTTTCAGCCATTTTTTGCAGCCCTCATGTTATCAACTAGGTTTGGATATGGACGGCCAGCCGCTTTGGCCATTGCTTTGGCTTTGGCTTTTTTGGCTGGCGTCAGTTTCTTGGGTGCACCAAGATCTTTGGGCCGTGGTTTATCCCATACTTGGCCGCCTTTGGCGTACTCAGTAAAGTCGGTGTCATCCCTACGCGCTTTGCGTACACCTTTGGGCATTTTTGAGGCCATGACAGCCCCCATTCCACGGCTTCCCATCATGATTTAACACATCTTTCCGCGCGTTTTACCGCGCTGTGCAATACCGTCAGCAGACTTAGTGAACCCACCGCTAGCCATTTTCTTGACAGACTTCATGCCATCTGGCTTGCCTGTTTTTGTAAATGACATATATTTTTTAGTCACGCCGCCTTTGGCCTTGTTTTCAGTAGTCAAAGAATTGTTATAAGCTGCTTCAGCTGCTTTAGCTTCTGCTCGGTCTTTCATCATTTGGCGAGCTTCTCGTTCAGCTGGACTACGTTTGGCGTCTTCCATCTCTGCAATAGTGGCAGGATTAACTTTGCCACGACCAGCGCCAGCTTCGCTTTGACCAAGAAGTCTTTCTAGGATGCCCATGGTGTTCTCCTTAACACATTCCGCCGCCACGCATTTTGACTTGCATAGCGCGAGTTTTGCCGCGCTGGGCAATGCCATCAGCAGACTTTGTAAAACCACCCTTGGCCAGCTTCAAAGATGTGCCTTTGCCACCTTTGTGCTCTTGAGCATCGTGCTGTTTGAAAGCTTTTTTGATCATGGCTTTATCTTGCGCCATGTCTGACTTACTACCTTCAGTCATACCGCCTTTTTTCATGCCCATCATCTGTTTACGATCCATGGCCATGTCAGCTTTAAAGCCTTCTTTCATGCCCTTCTTTTCAACGTCTTTGCCTGATTTCTCAAACATTTTCATTTTTGAATTCATTTCGCCACCTTTAGAAAATTTCTTGCCTTTATCGGCAGTTACAAAGTCTTTGCCCACAGACATGGGCACTCCTACTTTCTTAGCAAACGATGGCGAATGCGCAATCGCGGCCATGAAATTGTGCTGTTTTTTACTTACGCTTGGCATCATTATCTACCTTGGCGAATAAGCTGGTCAATTTTTTCTTCAAGCTTATTAAAGCGCTGGTCAATGTGACTTGTAATTCTGTCAACTTCTGCTTGAGTAACATTATCACGGGCAACCTCCTCACGGGTTTTGTTGAGCAAAATGGTTATCCGAGCCAGTTCACGAAACTTCTCGTTAACTACATAACCCATTACCGACATTAACAAAGTTAATGTGGCCGACCATACTGTATTTAGATCTAACATTTCCAGGCTCTCAATGACTTGTTAATACGAGAATCTGGATCTTTTGCTGTCTTTGGACTTGTTAGCTTCTTCTTCATCCCTTCCATCCTCGCACAGAAAGAGTCTTTGCGGGAGCCGCCTTCTGGCTGGGGAGGTTTCAAGTTCATGCCTTGCTTTTTCGCGGAGGCGCGCCCCTTGGCATTTAAGCCACCATTTGGGTTCTTGCCCTCTTTCCTCTGCCATGCTGGAGTCTTAGCCATTGGCCACTTTCAGTTTGGATTTACGAACCATATCAATAAGAGGAATTACAACCTCTTCCCTGAAATTATTCTCAAAAGTATCTTGTCCAACGTGTGGCAAGCTAATGTCTACATCAATATGGATCTTAAATCCATGCTCACGCGCGCGATCGCAGAACAAATAGTCTTCACCTACATATTTACCATCTTTGAGTGCAAAGTCAAAGACACTGCAGATCTGTTCATCTTTGAATTCATACATCCACTCTGGATGATCGGCAACCATCTTCTCAAGAACATGGCGTTGGATCAACATAAACCCAGTACCAACGCGCTCTACGCGCATCAAAGATCCATCAAACTCAAGGTCTTTGTTTTCATCAAAGTAGAGATCGGCAAAGAAGTAACGGTCTTTTGCTCTACGGGGGTATGCTCCGGCCGTAATGTCTTTGCCTGAACTCTGTGCCATCAAACGAAGAATATCGTCTGGTGTGGCAATTACATCTGAATCAATAAACAACAACTCTGTGGCGTCTGACTTGAGGAACTCATGCACCAATTGGTTTCTAGCCATAGTGATGATTGAGCACCCAGACACATCGCCCATATTGACGGCAATACCAAACTGCATAGCTTTGGGCATTAGCGCCGCAATGTTATATGCAAGCTTGATATTGATCTTGCCGTCATAAGCTGGGATGCCTATGAACAGCTTGCGTCCTGTCAATGTTGCCTGTTTTGTTTCAGCCATACATAACACTCTGGAAGGAAATGTTGGTTACAACAATGTACACACCAGTTTGCGCCAAAATGCCTTCGCCGGAAAAAATTACTTGGAAAGGCTGTACCGCAGTACCGGTGTTATAGCTTGTGAGCCAAGTACCAGTTGAATAAACGCAAGCTGTACCAGAAGCAATAGTTCCAGTGTTGATGTCTGTAATCGTAAAAGTATTGGCATCAACAACAGTAATAACGTAATTTCCTGCTGTAGCAGATACGTTAGAAACTGGGTTAAAACTTATGCCCAATGTTTGGCCAGATGTTAATCCGTGGCCCGTCTTGGTTATGGTAACAAGAGTTCCAGAACGCGCATACGTGGCCGATACCGGCGCAGTAATTGTGTCAAAAACATCTATGCTACCAGCCGTGCCGGTGCCAAGATAAATTAAGTTTTTAAGGCGAGCACGGCCAGAAACCATAATCCCCGAGCCGCTAAGGTGTGAGCCTTTGACGTCATATTGCATCGTCATAATTAATCTCCTTGTAAATGGGGGCCAAAGCCCCCTAGATCAATTATTGTTGGTTAGCAGGCTGAGCTTGGTTACCACTTGAATCACGCACAGCGTATGTGATCACAATAGTTGCCGCACCAGTTGACAAAGAAGTGCCAGCCATTGTGTAGGTGATAAAGGTATCTGTTGAGCCAACATTTAACCAACCGCCAGGAGTGGTTGCATTAGCACCCAAAACTACGCTGCCAACGTTTGTAATCGTGCCAGTAGTTGTAAATGCTGTACCGCCAATACTCAAGTAAGCTGTAGTAGCCGCGCTAAACACAGTGGTCGTGACGATTTTTACGTCAACAATTTGTGATCCAGCTGGGATGGAAATTGCATTGCCAGTCAATGTGCCGTATACGACATCAGCAGATTGAGATACAACGGTGCAACCAGTGTTGCGTGTTGTAGCGGCAGTAGTGCCAGTTGTGTTTTTGGTTGTACCCAATAGCCAAGGGCCAAGGTGAGTTGCGAATCCCATGATGTATTCCTTACATACAAGTTAAGTGCATCAATTGGTATGTCATCTGCCGGGACAGTTTGATACACCGGAAAGCCCGGATTAATATGTTTATACCACTACGATAAATCTAATGCAACAAAAAAGGGAGCCGAAGCCCCCTTTTTCTTTGCCGCTGATTAAGCACCAGCAGAGCCGTACATACCCAGAGGATCTGACCAGCCAAAAGAATAACGCTCGCGAGACTTGTAACGAACGTTACCAGTGTCGAAGTCGCCGTCCATGGAGTTAGCCAAGGGTGAACGAACAAAGTGCTTCATGCCGTTAGGAACGTCTGTGGTCAAGAACCAAGCGTTAGTGTCGGTCAAGAAGTGGTTAACAGCATAACCATCAGGAATGGAGCCGTTGTTCTTCAATGCGTTGATGTCGTTGTCGGTTGTACCAACGCGGAGTTCTGTCTCTAACAAACGTGTAGCAACGAATTGCAAGTTTGTAGGAACAATCAACTTCTTGGGTTTAGCAGCGATCAACAAGCCACGCTCGTCTGTCCACAAGCTAATCTGAATAACGGCGGCTTCCAAAGAAGTCTCGTTCAAGTCAGCAGGGGTAGATGGAATGTTGCTGTTAACACCGCCAGTGATCAAGGGATGTGATGCACTGAACAAAGCGACACCGTCACCACCGAGGTAGTTAGAGCTGAAACCGTTGTTCAAAACAGCGGCGGCTTTAACTTGCTTGGTGTAAGCCATAGCGCGGGCCAAAGCTTTTGTGTAACGTGCAGACAAAGAGTCATACAAGTTATCTTCAATAGCTTCTTCAGTCAAGCTGAAGCCCAAAGCAATGGTTTCGTGGTTGTATCGAGCAGTCCATGCTTCTTGTGCATTGTCATAGCTGATGGCAGAGCCTTCATTTTTGACAGGTGCGGCAGAGAAGCCAGAGAGTTTAGTCTCTTCTTCGAAACTACGCTCAGATGTCTCTGTTTCGTAAATTTCTTTGTGCTCTTGATCGTATGTTGCGTATTGCAGACCGAACAAAGCGTTCAGACCTGGGAGCAACTCTTTAAGCAGTTGTGCGCGTGAAATAGCCATTATTTACTCCTTAGATACCAGTGGTATCAGTATATTGGTGCAAGTTGAACTTGACCAAGAATTCGTAGTAAGTCGTGGCAGTTGCATTGGCAGGGCCAGTTGCAGTATCAGGCACAACATCAACCACACGGATGGGAAGCGTAGCAGTAGTACCGGCGGAAGCACCGTCAATACCATAGTACGAATCACCAGTGATAGTGCTACCAGTGTTAACGGACAAAGCCACGTTGGCACCAACCAAAGCACGGCTATAGGCTGTAGGAACAGTGGTTTGGCCACTAGAAGCTACAACTTTAAACACTGCATTGGGATCATCCACAACATAACCAAAAGCCAAAGCAGTGGATGTAGATTGTGATGCGGGATAATACTGACCCTGAACAGGCTGACCTGAAGAGTTAGAGTAAGCGCAACCAACCAACACACCAACGCTGTCGCCAGAGTTAGAAGTGGTTTTAGCAATTAAGTAACCATTGGTGTCAACAGAAACTGTATCGCCGTTCAAGATCGCGGTGGCATAGCCAGCCGAGATTGGGATTTGACGGATCGCTCCGGCGTAGGGCAAGCCATCCAGTCGGTTGACTGGCTTCAGGCCATACGTCTTAGTAACGCTAGGGTATGCCATTTAAGACTCCTAAATTAATTAAGCACCTTTGCCAAAGCTAGACGAGGACTTATTCTCTTTGAAGAGTGGCATCCGCGCATCACTTTGACGCATAAGGTTGTTGTCTACAGCTTCCGTCTGAGAAAGTGTCATCTTTGCAAAGTGATCATTGCGCTGTTGAACAAACTCTTTCGGGGTCTTACAGAGTAACAACCCGCCAATCTCAACATTGTCTTTGTATCGACTTGCTGGATCAGCTAGCAGTCTAAATTTTGGTTGCTCTTCTAAAGTAACTGGCTCCCAGCCTTCACGCAATTTGCCTGAAAGGTTACGAGGGTCAGCTGCATTCAAATTAGCAACACGAATCCAACGATAAGAATAGTCCGGGTGCTTGTCTGGTTCAGGCAAAAGTTCGGCTTGCTGCCACTGCTTAGGGCGTTCAGCCATCAATCTGTCTTCAAGTTCACGCGGTTTTCTGTTTTCAGCCATTTTCAGGCCTCCATTTCAAGTTTCGCCTTAGCATATTGCTCGGGCGTTAAATTAAGTTTTTTGGCCAGATTCAACTCAGATGGATTCAAACGAACCCTCTTAGGTGACGTTGACCTTGTAGCTGGTGCTACCACCGAGCTTTTTCGAGCAACTGGTCGCTCATTTTGTTCCGCTTCTTCCTCGAATCTCTCGGGAAAACGCTTGCGGATAGTTGCGTCTATCTTACGATAATACTCTTGTGATGAAACCTGAACACCTTCGCGCTTGAGCTTCTCGTGGAGGCCTAGAGCCAAACTGGTCATCTCTTCATCTTCTCCGAACCAAGGATTTTCCTGTTGCCAGGCTTGCGCACTGGGGTCAGGACGATACTGTGGTACCGGCTGTGGTGCCATTTGTACAGGAGTTTCATCCTCTTGTAAAGCTGGTGGGCGGAAATTCTTCACTTTTTCCGCTTTTAATGTAGCTTGCGTTAGTTTTTCCTGTGCTTCCATCACCCGATCTGTGTCTCCAGAATCATAAGCCTCGCGATAAGCGCGCTTGGCCGCTTCCATTTCCATGGCAACAGCTTTCTGAACCGTAGCCAACACGTTCTTCTCGCTGTTATTGAGGTTTGACTTAAGACGCTGGTTTTCTTGCATCATCTTCTGAGCAAAAGCAATCGCTTCTTGCTGTTCGCGCAAAGCATTCTCTTTCTCTCGGCGCTCATCATGCGCCAGCTTCTTCATTTGAATCAGCTTCTTTTTGACCTTAGTGGAATAGTCCTCGAGCTCATCGTTGTAGAGCTCTTCTTTCACTTTCTCTGGCAGAGGATCCTTATTACGGTCTTCTGCCGGAGTGTTGTCTTCTACGTCAATGATGATCTGTTCATCAGTTTGATCGTCACCAGCAGAGACTTTTACGTCATCCTGCTCATCGGGAAATTTAAATTCACTCATGTCGCTCCTTATTTACGGCGTATACCGCGTGGATCGTCTACTACTCCCTCAACAGAATCGTCATTGATCACACGGAATTCTTTGCCGTGAATGACCAGTCGCGTTCCTGAATTGGGTCGAATCAAGATAAAGTCACCCTTCTTGCAATACGGGCCTGATGGGAATCGGCTCTCGTCCTTGTAGCAATCTGGGCCCATGTCTACTACAAACAACACAGTAGTCAGGGTTTCTTCAACCATAATGGTTTCTTCCGCTTTAATGAGGCCGGACTCTCCGTATTCTTTCTCTATCTCAGGGATAGCACAAAGAATTCTGTAACCAGATGGGCGAGGCAGCTGCTTGGCTTTCTCCTCTGGCTTTGTGTTCAAGATCTTGGATAAATCCACGGCCTTGGTTATGTCAAGATTGGAAATCTCACTCGTCATCGTCATTGTTCGTTACTCTTTCCTGTAGGTCTATGATGTATAAACGTGCAGTGAGTAGACCTTTCACCTCTCCGCACATCTTCTTGTACTCCGCATAATCTTCAGCCTTGCCATCGGCTATTGACATTTG